GACTTTGTATGCGTATGCGAAGCAGCTGCAAACTCAGAAGCATGTTTACCGTCAAGCATATCAGCATTGGTCGCGTTTGCAACTGCAGATGTTATATCATTGCCATTATGTGTATGAGCAGATGGTGTAAACGTACTTGGTTTGCCTGCTATGTCGTTCCAATTAATTGTTGCTATTAACTGCCATGTAGACCCATTGCTACGATATATCCTTGCTGTATCTGTTGCAATATACAGTGCTCCTGCCTGCTCAACTGCCGGCTTATTTGCTTCCAATCCAGCCTGTATCGACGGTGTATCGCCAAGATTAACTACCCTTTTCACTATCTCTTGATCAATCTTATCCCAGTTTGCACCAAAGTTGTCTACAAGCGTCTGATCTATATAGTCGCCACCCTGCGCTTTCAAAAGTCCTAAATTTTGTGTTGAAGTCGCCATTTATCCTATCCCTCCTTTTACTTAGCTAATTGGTGTATAAGTTACATCGTTTATAGTTCTCCCTGCTACGCTGCTTATTGTTTTACCAGCATAATTAGAAATAATGTTTTGCAAAACTTGGACGGTAACTACAGCATGTACAGGCTTGAATAAATTCACTATTTGTTGCGCTAAAGAAACATAGGTTAATGTTTGTTCTCCAAGCGGATAATTTGAAAGATACACAGTTACATTTCTCTTTTGGTCGTCAGTTAAGCTTAAATTGTTTTTATAAGCCTTTGGCCATGCTTCGTCTATTTGGGCAACTTTTATTCCTGTGAATTCTTCAATTGCTTTTTTAATTCCCTGGTCTGTTCCGCTTAAACGCCAGAGTGAAATTAAAGTTTTTAACAATCTTTTCTTATCAATAGCTATATTCTGTTTCCAACCAAATATTTTTAGCCATTTATCGATTATATCTGAGCTCATCTGTTGAATATCAAAAGCTTCCTCATCAATATTTGTCTCAAGTTTTAAAATTATAAAACCTAAAAAAAGTACCATTAATAACTTCTTCAGTTCCGTATCTCTTTCCACAAGACTTGTAAGGAAGAAAGTTCGAACATTATCCTCTAAACCATATATTGTAAATTGTAAATCGTACATTATACAGTCACTTCCTTATATCTGGGGTATCTGTCCTGCAAACTTTTTCGCCAATTCTATTGCTTCCACTCTTGCACCAAAACCTGAAGTTTTCTGCTTGATAATCTCATTTATTTGTTCTGGTGTCATATCTGCAGTAACATCTACTATCACAGGTTCAGTCCAATAAATTTCACCGGTATCAGGATTTTTAACAGTTGCAGTCGTAATAAGTTGGGCATTGTTGTTAGCTTCAAACGGTGTGAATTCAATAACAAAGTTTGCCATATCATCTTACCTCCTTACGCTGATTTAAGTAACTTAACTTTCAATTGCAACTTCCTTCCAGTTAGCACATCGCCAGCGTTTATCGGCAGCTTACCGCCGTTCACCACTTCTACCCAATCAGCTTGATTGTCCAATTTTGCATATACCTTGCGAACTATCCCATCCGCATCCTCCTGCCATGAGATTTTACTGCCAATTGCTGTACCTACCGCTGACAAGTCAAATTCGGGGCTAAGATAGTAGCCGCCCTGCCCATACCACTGGATACCTTTTTCAGCGTCTAACAAGTAAGTCGTCCATTCATCTACTTCCAGATACCCTTTTGCATACGCCGTCGCTATCTCAGCATCAGTTCGGGCACGGTTGGAGATACGAACTGCATTAATAAAAGAATTAAACTGATACATACCGCCTCCAGCCCAAGCACCTATATAACATAATGACGGCAAAACACTGGGTAAATTAGGATTAGATTTTGATATTATTTTGACTCCATCCAAAAATAACGCTATTTCTTGCGCATTCCATCTTAATGTATACATATGCCATCCTATAGGGAGTACAGAACTATAAGAATAAGAACCGCCTTTTCCACTATCGTCATAGACCCATATTTCAGGACATCCACGATAACATTTTATACCAAGAACATTCTTTAAAGGAGAACTAGATGTCGCAAGCGAAAAAAGCCATACATTGTTTGATAAATAAGTAATACTATTTACTTGACATATAATATCAATAGTCCCTTCCTGCGTATTCAATATACCCGCAGTGGGTATTGTCAAAACTTCAGCAGANCGTGTTCCATNAACAAATGTTGTAACGTAAGGTTTTTGTTCAAGCTGTGGAGCATTAGCATAAAAAGTTATCGCTTGGGCAGCTGTTGTTACTACGCCAACTCTTATTTTTGCACCGCTACTGTTAGTTCTGCTAACTGTATATCTCAACCATTTATCTGTTAATGTGATTGTATTTGAACGTGTTTCTGCTATCCAATTATCATTTGAATCACGCTCGGCAATAAACAGTTGAACCTGTCCTGAACCTTTAAGATAGATAGAAAAAGTATAAGTTTGCCCTATGGTTGCTGAAATACTAACAAAACTAAATCCTGACCCTGTTACCATAGAAGTATTTACTTGTAATACCTTTGTGTTTGTGATTACCCCACCATCTAAATTAGCTATTAANGTCGCTGATGAATAAGGCAGTAACCNTGATGTGGTTAAAAATAAAATATTTGGTACCAAATTTGTCGTCCCCTCTTCAACCAATATCCCTTTCCTGCCATTGACAATCTCAAGCCTTGGCTGATTGGTATTTACAAGCGTACCATNANAGAGGTATGCAACGCTGTTTCGTGAAAACGACGGTGCGGCAACGCTTGGCAGCTGTAGTTTGCCGTTCGCTACAACAAGATTATTGAGTGTACCATTGAGAAAGTTTACAGATTGCTTAATATTCAAACTGCTCACCTCTCTTTTTATACTACATTGATTGTAAGCGTTCCAAGAGCTGGAATCACGTCTTTTGATGGTGTTATGTCCGATGTAGGAGAAGAAAAGCTCACATTTGCAACTCCTGCAACATTCATAACCCACGAAATCAGTTTTGCTAAGTATATTGGTTTACCAAAATCTATAGCCCAGCTTCCATCAGACTCTTGACGTGAATAATCAAAAAATTGTTTTATTGCATTCTCTACTGCTGTTTTCACGTCTGTTGCACTATAACCGCTTGCTACTGTTACATTGCAGGTTACATTAATTGTCTGATATTTTGCAGGCTGGACATCAACTGCAAGAGTTAAAATTTTTGGTCTATTGACAGTTACCTCTTGTATTACTGCATCTAAAAGTGTTTGTGTTGGAGTTCCTCCACCTACAGGAACTACATATATTTTGACAGTTAAAACAGGAATATTTGAATCATCTTCATTTGTGAGAACCAGAACTCTTTGCACGCCAACAACATTTTGNGCTGCTTCTGCAAAGTCATTTTTCGTTACGCACCTTTTTGAAGTTGAAATCCAACTCGGTAAACTTTCCCGAATATGATTTATATCTTCTTGGTCTTGTCCACCGGTAGCAGCTGCTGCATTGTTAACCTTCACATCGACCATAAAGCCGTTTGCGTCATACAATACATCTAAAAGCTGTGTAATACTATTCGCGGATACATTCCCTTCTTGTCCTTGTGTGATTTTATAACTTACTTGAATTATGCTATTAATCGGTGGAATTTTCCCATTTACACCATCGCCAAAGGCTATTAAAACTGAACCATCTTCTTTCAATTCCACAATGTAATGCTGACTATCTTTGTCACTTGATAAAAAGTCGTTAACCCTTGACCACTCCACATTATCAACTTCGACAACAAGACTATCTAACCAAACAGGGGCATATGAAGTTTTGAAAGCTTGATTAGCTGTGCCAGCACTAACAAAAGTTTCTGTCTTGCTCTCTGTCTGCTTAACGGGAACATCAACACTTGTTGTCCCTGCTGGTATCTGTGCTGCGACGGTTGTTTCAAATACTATTGGATTTGATCCTGATGTTGCTACCCTTGTACCAAGTGGTATCGCTATATTAGCGCTTGCTGGTGACGACAATGAAAAAGTAACTGTTGCTGTTGCTGGTTGCGCTGAACTGATAGGATATCCTACCAGTTTAGCCCATCTCAAGACGCTTTTATAGTCTGTTGCTGTATCTGGAAAAAGTTCATTCAATAAATAATCAAATCTATATTCAAGCTTTTCAATCTGGTCTGCTAAACATTCAAGAATTATGTTTCCTATATGCTTAGCATTAATGTTCCAATTGGGCCAATTTTGCTTTGCATATTGCTGAAGTTCTGCTAATATCTCATCATAAGTTCTTGCCATTCTACATCGCTCCCTTTAAGCTTGTCTCAACTACATCTTCAATCCCACTTACTTGATAATGTACACGTATGATATATGTAGCTGTATCAGAATCAAAATACGTTTCTACATCTGTTACCTGTGCTCTTGGTTCCCAAGTCTCTATGTCGTTTTTAATCATTGCTTTTATTGTTTCGTCTAACTCTTCGTTCGGATTATTGAACAATAACAAGGCAGCATGGTTACCAAAGTCTGGGATTCTGGGATGTTCACCCGGTAAGGTAGTCAGAATAACCATAATTGTTGCTGCTACTTCTTTAAAAATGTCGTCGGGATAAGCAAAAGCACCATCACCTGAATGCTGGAGTGGATACTGCATTTAGAACCACCCTCTTCTTTGTAACTCTTCCCATTCCTTCTCTACACATTCGCCACCAACATCAATGCGCATACCTTTATATGGTAATAATTTGATTTTCTCTGCTACTGCAAAGCATTTTTCCCGTGCTTCCTTTATATTTGTTCCTGTGCCAACCACAACACAAGCAACGCCACTCTCACCAGCACCTCTGTAGAGTTCATAGCCTGATAACTGCATATCTTGTCTTTCTTTTTCAGAGGGTACTTTTATACTTTCAAAATAAATAGCTTTTTTGCTTGTTGCAGGAATCCATATCCAAAAATCAGCATTATTTTCTGAAGGTTGCGGATAACCGTTTGTCCACAATCTTAATGTTACTGCATAACCTCTTAAATCCGGGTGCTCTTTGCCTGCCAAAACATTTGAAACTGGATTTTGACACAGTGCTAAAATGCTGTAAATTGTCGGATATCCAAAACGCGATGTAAATTCAAGTGGTATTGCTCTTCCGTCATCTGTAACGATACAGTTTATATCAATGAATCCTTTATAGCCACTTGAAGCTAAAAACTGTTTCATTTTTCCTAATGTTTCTTTAAAAAGCTTCGGATAGTTTACTGCAACTCCTACCTCGCCAGTCTGTCCGGTTGAAAAACCATAGTCGCCCGGCATTTGTTTTTTGTATTCACGATTTACATAGCAAGCAGAAGCAAAGTCTCTGCCGTCAAACCATGCGCTGACTGCTATTTCAATGCCTTTCACTGCTTGTTGAAGTATGAAATCAGGTTTTCCTTGTCCATATTTGTTCCAAACCAACTTAGACCATTTCAAAAAAGCAATTGTCTCTTCTGCACTCCAGCAAACAGTATTGAGAAATCTTGACTGTTGTCCTTCGTGCTTAATAGCCCATGCTCCACCTTTCTCGTTTACAAACTTTATAGCGTCATCAAAAGATGTAAAGTGTTCGTAAGGAACAGTATCAACTCCCCAGAGCTGCAATGTTTCTTGCCCAAATACACGGTCATTTTCAAGCATATCTGTAGCTGTGCTACCGCCAACAACGTTGTAACCTTGTGCTCTTAATTTTTGTGCCCAATTACCACCACCATAAACCCCAGCACCTTTGATTTTCATATAAACATCATCAAAGACTATAACATCAGCCCAATCAATATGTTTTTGCCAATCATCAACTTTCTCTACAAGTCCATCACCGGTTTCTCTTTCTGCTGGGTCATGAATATAAAATCTTACCTGATGACCTTCTTCTTGCACTCTCATCGCTAAAGCTAATGTGTTAGCCATGCTTGTAATAAACAGAAATCTCATGATTGTTCCTCCTTAATTCTATTTCCAAAAACCGACCCAGATTGGTTTGTCTGGGTCACCACCTTCAAATTCTATCCAAACACCAGTACCAGTTGGAATTTTCCAAGTACTTGGGTCTACTGCTGTTATCCCAAAAGAATCAATTTTGCATGGCAATACAGGATAAGCCCAGTTTTCTAACGTTTTAAATCCAAATAAAGCAGGTACTTTGACTTTGATTCGCCCTTTCCCCTCCGGATCTTCTCCAATTGCTACTATTCCACGATATTTACCATAAAATTTAGGTTTTAGCTCAGGTAAATTGTGCATTGCCATTTCTCACCACTCACCTCATGAATAACTTTTCGTGCAAGGTAAGTGTTTCCTTGTACTGTAACTTTACAGCCTGCTCTTATATCTGGTCTACCAAGACATATAATTTTCCCTTTATTTTGTGTTTTGTAAAGTTTTTGCAGAAATTCTCTTGCTTCTGCCGGGGAATGGAACACTTCTTGTATGCGTTGTGGAATCCCACTTCCTATTTTCACTTCAAAGACCTGACCGTCTGGCGTAATTCCAGCAGCGATAAAGCAATATTCTTCTGTGTTCACTGTCTCTAAACTGATAATTTCCTCATCGTTTATCTCAATAGTCGGCAAAACTTCTACATGAACTACTCCATTGCTGTCGCGCCAGACAGGAATGTTTCCAGCTAAACGATACAAAAATGCTATATCACTTTCACCTTGATAATATTGTTTCTGCCCACCAGCTTGTATTGCCACAACTGACTTTGTTTCATGTTGCATTATAAGCTGTTGTATAGCTGCTGAAAGTGGCCCATTGTAAATTGCTGTTCGTTTTGCAAACCAGCTTTGTCCGAATTCATATGCGATGAGTTTCTTTGGTTCTGTTACAAGTTTAGGTTCTTTCATAACTTCATAGTTTGTTACCTTTCCCAGTTTGCCTACTTCTCCAAACACTATAGAAATCTTGTCACCCTTTTTGAAAGGTACAATGTCATCCTGTGCAAAGTAAACTTCCAGAACCCCAATCGTGTTTATCTCGGTCTCCCAAATAGCTTTGATAGGGTCTATATCTGAACCAGCTATCGTTATCATTGCTCAATTACCTCCAGCACATCTGCTATGTCCGGAATAAACAGCATTTGTCCAGGTTCAGGGTCTTCCGTCGGGTCTTCTATCCCATTCGCTGAACAAATAGCCCACCATAGAGATGGATTGTCATAAAAATCATTGGCGATACTATTCCAAGTATCGCCCGCTTTCGTAATATAAAAGTCACCTTTTGCAAATAGCTCAGGTCTGAAAATAGGATTTGAAAACATATATCATCACCATTCTTTATTTCTTTATCCTTTACTTCTTTGGTCTTTGATTTGAACGAATTTGCGTATATGCTTTAAGTTCATCAATTGCTTGTTTAACAAGTGGAGAGTTAGTTACATTTGTTTTGGACTTTGACTTTGATTTAGAAGTAGTTTTCTTTGAGTTTGCAATAAAAGTAAATTCCCCAACATAAAATGTAATGTTCATTTCAACATCTTTGGGCATTAAATTTGAATACCAGTCATTGTAGTTAATATCCCAGCTTTTTATGCGAACAGGCAATTGTAAGATACCAGCTGATAACCATAATGCTGGCGGTGCTTTCTTGGCTGCCGGGGGTAAAGCTGATTTTTGCACAAATTCAATAAAATTTTTTACGTCTTCAACTTTTAATGGTGGAGATAATAAACGACAAGTAATCGTCATTTCGCGCGGTTCACCGCGCTTATAAGTTAATGGTGGTATAACTGCATTTTGCACATCCTGTATCTCATAATCAACACTATAACTATCACTTATTTGATGAGGATTAAATAAAAACTTGTAAATTTTCCCTTTCGATTTATCAATTAACATTGCTTTTGTTACCATGTCGGTACTACCTTCCTCGTTTGATAATCTTCTATAAATTCAATTACTGTTTCACCTATTACACGCCCGTCTAATATCAGCTTGACTGGCGCTAAATACCTTGTAACAATTTTAGATTCTGTTTCTGTCTTTGCTGTTGTGGTAGGTACCGAACTTGTTTTTACAATCAAAGGCAATTTGATATTTGGTACAACATTAGGCGTTATATTTACCTGCTCATACGTCCTTGGCACATTTGTAGTAACTGTTTCCAAACCAAGCTTTGGATAAGCTTTTAAATTAGAAATATCTCTGAATACTTTCTTTAAATCATTTACTGTCATTCCTGTTACCTTTGAAATTTGCAACATTGACTTTTCAATGTAAGATGGTGATTTTATTCCAAGTGCTTCTTTGAATCCTGTCCATAAATTGCTAAACGTGTTTTTTGCAGCCTTAAACAAATTCGATGCAGCTCTTTTGAGTATGTTTGGTATTTGCATAAGTATATTCCAAACCTTGGATGGCAAAGTTTTCAAAATGTTTATAGCACTATCAACTACTTTCTGGATTATATCTCTCATGCCAAACCAGTTGTTTCGCCATGCCAAATAAATTGCTGGCAGAGGTGCTACAATTGTGAATAATCCAAAAGCAAACTTTTTGATAGCTTCACTATGTGTTTTAAAGAACATCGTAATAGTTTGTCCTATTTTCTGGACAATGCTTCTTATACCAAACCAATTTTTGTTCCATGCTATAGTGAAAAGAGTTACAATAGCAGCAACAGCTAAAACTTGCCAACCCAATGCACCAAATAACACCGAAATTGCCCTTATACCTGAAAAAGCAATACTACCAAGCATCCGTAGTGTTGTGAATGTCTGCGCCAATGTCGCCAGCTTAGAAAGGAAAAGCAAAGCAGACCCACTTGTTAAAAAGAATATTCCTGATATTGCTATTCCTTGAGCTATAAATCTTTTTGCCGGTTCAGATAAATGATTAAACCAGTTCACGAACTTCTGTAGCAAAGAAGTTATATTTTTTATAGTCGGTGCAAAATAATATCCGATTGTATTAGCTGCAACAAGTATTGTAGACCAGAGCTGTTTAAATTGCATATTAAGAGATTGTTTCATTATATCTGCCATTTTTTGAGTCTGCCCTTTTGAATTCTCCAGCTGTTGTTGCCATTGTTTTAGTTGTTTAGAACCTATTTGCAATGATGTTGTGATCGCCCTTACCGATTCAGTTCCAAATATTTGTGTTAAAGCCCAGTTAGCAAGTGCTTTTGTCCCAACCTTACCATACTGCTGTATAGCTTCTTGCAAACTTTCAAAAGACAATCCTGTTTGTTTTGCAAATTCCTGTAGTTCTTTTGTGTTCATTTTAAGTAAAGTAGAAAACAGCTTCGGCGGATGACTGTTGAGTTTATTCATTGCATTTTCAAATGTTGCTATAAGTTCTGGCCATTGCTTGAATTTACCTGTTGTCTTGTCATATAAGTCTGATAAATCTATTCCTAACATATTTAGAGCTGTCCTTGCTGGCTTGGTCATATCAGATAATCGTGAGAAAGCTACACGCAAAGCAGTTCCAGCTTGTTCTGCCGATAATCCTGCATTGCTCATTGCAATCAAAGCTGATAACGCAGATGAGAGATTTTGACCCATTTGTGCTGCCTGTCCACCTATAGAAGCTAATGCTAAATCAAATTCTTCAGCATGCATTTTAGACAATGCCATTGTTTTCGATAATTGATCTGCAATGGTTGTAGCTTTCTGGGCAGGAATTTGCCATTGCATCATAGTTGAGATAATTGAGCTTGAAGCAGTTTCTGCTGACGTCCTTGCAGCTGTTGCATATAAAATTGACGCCTTTGTTACAGCTTCAATGTTTTTTGTTCCTTGAATACCAGCTGCAGCAATATCCCACATAGCAGCTGCTATTTCCTCTGGCGTATGCGGAAATTGTTGTGCCATTTGTAAAGCAACTTTTCTCAAATCATCCATATCCTTTGCTGTTAATTCTGCTTGTGCTCTTGCTGTATAGAGATTTTCTTCAAAATCTCCAAAACTTTTTATTGCATAACCAAGCCCACCTGTTATTGCACTGCCTATCATCAATGATGTTCGTCCTAAACTTCTTAATGACTGTTGTACCTTCTCCGAACCTAATGCCCCGAATGATTTTCGAGCATTATTCAAGGATTCATCAGCCTTTTTTAATGCCAATTCCGCATCCATTGAAAATTTTTTGATACTACTATCTAACCTTGCAAGTGCAGCAGACGCATTATCGACTACGTAAAATTTAAAACCCAGTCCCATTTCTCCAAAATTAAGCATTCTTTATCGCCTCTTCTTCAAACTCTTTCTGCTCCTGTAACAGTTCTAATATTCTTCTGCGTCTTCTAACTGGCATAGCAAGAATATCATTGTATGATTGATGAAGATGATACATCAGATTGAATATCTCTTTATCTAAGTCTGCTTCAAAGCTTATTTCAAAGAACGCTGCTTTCTCCTCGTAACTTGCATAAAAGGGAAAAAAGCTGGTTGTATGGGTAATGGTATCTCCTCTTCAAAGTCGCAGTATGGACAACTCGGATAAATAAGCATATCTACTCCACAATCTCTTTCTTCAAAATCTTGTCTTAATGCTTCAACATCTCTTACGGGCAACTGTCTTATGATATCTCTTGTTACCGCTTGTTCGCCTTCAATTGCAATAATCCTTACTAACAATTCATTAGTTGTTAACTCATTTGGAACAGTTTCATTCAGTTTCATAAGTTTTCTGTCATCTGATTGTCTCAAAAGCTTCCATGTTACTTTTTTCTTGCTTACAGGTAATATTATTTCTCTTGTTTCATTCTCATCTTCCAAGTATCGTACCGGTAATGTTCCTAAATCTTCTTGCCAGATATAAACTCGCCCACAATTAGAGCATTGCACCTTTATTTCATATTCGTCACCGTAACTTATACGCCGAATTTGTACTAAAGCAAATAAAGCATCACCTATTAACATATCTTTTGTTTTTTCTTCAGGCCCTTCAACGCACAAGCGTACTATCTCGTCCATAGCTTGCATTGTTTTCCAGAGCCGTCTATCTCTAAGTTTATCTTCATCTGCAGTAGTAAGCCCCCGGATTTTCCCTTCCCAACCTGATGGGAAAAGGAAAATACCGGGGGAGAGCTCGCTATCTCTTAAAGTCTGTGGTCTCTCAATCATTTAGCTCTCCCCTTTTTTTGATTATTTGTTATCACTTAACTCTGTATATGTCATCACAGGCTAATGTAATAGTTTCAATCCATTTTTCATTTGATGTCGCGTCGAGGTCTTCATATTTAACTGCTTTTATGAAAGCTCCATAAATATTCCATCTACCTATTTCTTTCCCTGACGCGTCTAAAGCTATGATTGACAAATTCCTTTTATCTGATTGTCCTTTACTTTTTACCTTGTCCAACCAAGCAATGAACTCATCATTAGTTGTTACACCGAGAGATAACTCAGCATCACCAACCTTCCATTGCCCGGGCTCCTTTAACGGTTTATTTGCCCCACCTTCCCGGTATTCAATCGTATCGCATTCTATATCAGGCAGTTTTACTTTCTGAAAACCTGTGTTCTTCATTCCGTCTATCTCTACCAGAAATCTAAATCTATCAAAAACGGTTTTAGCTATCCCTGCCATGTTTCTCACCTCACTTTATTGAGAAGCTTGAGTCTTTTGCGAGAACTCAAAGACTATGAATTCAGCCGGTTTTTGTAACGCAAGCCCGATTCTTGCTGTCAAAATACCTCGCTCAATATTTTCAGGCGGGTTTGTTTCAGCATCGCATTTAACAAAAAATGCCTCATCTGGTGTAGAGCCTTTCAGACCACCTTCATTCCAAACTGTAAGCAAGAAACCTGTAATGCTCCTAACAATCCTTCCCCACAAGCGTTCATCATTATTTTCAAACTCAACCCATTGTGTGCCTCTAACAATCGACTTTTCACAATACATCATTGTTCGTCGTTCGTTGATATATGGCATTTGTCCTGTCGCATCCAGTGTCCTTGCCCCATATGCTAATACACCATACCCGCTGAATACTGCTATCGGATTAATTCTATTTGGATATACCACGTCGCGCTTTGCTTTTTCGTTAACTTCTGAAGTTTCAACGTCAATCACACCATACAACTTGCCATCTTCCACACCCGCTGGAANTTTATAAACACCTTTGAATGTTGTGTTATCTGTTCTCACCATCGCACCTATAACTGCTCCGCTCGCTGGAACAACTTTAGCTAATCCTGTCAAAGGGTCGGTAATTTTAACATTTGGCCACCAAATAGCACCATATGAAGAGTTAAGATTCGCTGTTTTTATAACATAATTGACGATGTCGCTTGCACTTAATCCAAACGGAGAATCTAATACAGCAAAGCTGTCTCCTCTTTGTGTTGCATAGTTCAAAAGCCCATTGTGTACTGTTGATGTAGCAATGCCCGGTATTGCCAGAATCAATCCATCGTCAATTGTGTCAAATGCATACAATCCTGTCTTGCTT